GGGAATAGGAAGCTTGCTATTGGGTGTGTTTTTTGTCCTCATAAAAGAGAGTGTTGGTCTGATGCTAACAATGGTCAAGGACTTCGTGCTTTTAAGTATGAAAAAGGTCCAACGTATCTTACACAAGTTTCGAAAGAACCTAGAGTTCAAGAAATAATAAATTGGTAAAGGAAAAAAATGATTGAAGAAATATTTAAACCATTATACATAATTAAAGAAGGTAGTCTTTTTAAAGCAAAAGGTTATGAGATTAGTAATCATGGTAGATTAAAAAGTTTAAAGATAAATAAAATAAGAAAAAGAAGTCACGAAAAAGATGTTAACAGACCTAACAATAAAGGATATATTAAGTATGGTATTTCATTAGATGGTTATATAAATAATCAAGCTAAGAGTAAAAAAAATTATAATATAAGAGAGCATAGAGTAGTAGCTATAAACTTTATACCTTTTGATTTATATGATAAATATGATTGGTGGCATACTATACCTAAACATTTTCAAATACAGTTTGGTATATTAAATCATCAAGTAAATCATATTGATGGGAATATACATAATAATTTAGTAACTAATTTAGAGTGGGTTACTCCTCAACAAAATACTAAACATGCTTATTCTCTTTTTGATTATAAAAAACATTCAGAAAGAATGAAAGAACATATAAAAAAAGTAGTAGAAGAAGGAACATTTAAAGGTAAAAATAATCCTATGTATAGACATGGAAAAAATACATTAAATTAATAAAGGAAAAATATGGCAATAAAAACACATATACTAGAAGCAGTTATGTCTCACTATATAGCAGAGAGAGATAAAGCTTTAGCAAATATTAAGATACATCTTAACAATCCTGTAGGTGTAGGTGAACATCCTAAGATTGTAGAAGATGTTATTGAATTAGTGCATAAAGCATCTGAAGCAAAAGATGCTATAGATATGCTGCATACAATAGTAAGTAATGAAAAAGACAGTTGATATATTTTTAGATGTAGATTTTAACATTAAAGAATCTCCTGAAAAAGGTTTATTCTTATCAGTTATATTACAAGCTTTATTAGACGCAACAAGTAAGAAAAGTAAAGTTAATAAAGATAGAGCTGTATCATGGTTCTTTTGTAGTGTTGGTGTTACGTGTGATAACTTTGAGCAAATTTGTCAACATGCAGGATTAAGTCCTTCATATACAAGAAGTTTTGCATACAAAGTTATTCACTCACCAGATATAAAATATGTTAGACAAAGAATAAAAAAGATGTTATGATATGGAATTTAATTTATTAACATGTTTTATTATAGGAATATTATTGGGTATGTTTATTGTTTTAATAGCATACTTTTTAACTAAATTATAGGAGAGAATTATGGGATTAATGGATAAGGCTATAGCAGATACAGTAAAAGAGAAAAAAGATTTTAAGAAAATAAACTTAGAGAAAGAAGCTAAGATTGCTACAGATAGACAGGTAGGTGGTGACCATTACAAAACATGTAAGATACAACCTGTTGACTATATTGTAGAAAATAACCTTACTTTTCTTGAGGGTAATGTAGTAAAATATATTACTAGACATAGAAGAAAAGGTGAAGGTGCAAGAGACATTGAGAAAGTAATACATTATTGTGAATTAATATTGGAGAAAGATTATGGTAGAGAATAATTTAAACGAAAAACAAGAAACATTTTGTCAACATTATGCAGTTAGTCATAATGCTGCACAATCTGCACGTGAAGCAGGATATTCACAAAAGTCTGCATATAATCAAGGTTATAGATTGTTAAAGGTATCAGAAGTTATGAATAGAATTAACAATATTGAAGATAAAAATAAAAATAAAAGTATTAATTTTAGTATTGTAGACGAATATATATATCAATATGAAGCATGTAAAAGAAATGGTCATTCTAATAGTGCTTTAAAAGCTTTAGAAAAAATTGAAAAATTTAAAACTACTGAATCAGAAAGAATTAAATCTTTAATAGAAAATAATAAGTTATATGAGCAACAAATTATAAATTTACAAAAAGAAAATGTAGATTTAAAAAGTACAAAAGGGTTAGATATTAAAAAAGGTTGGTTATATATAATAAGTAGAGAAGGTCTTATTAAGATAGGAAAAACAACTAATTTAAAAAATAGAATACAATCTCATAAATCTCAGTCTATAGGATTATTATTTAAATTTTTAAATGCATATGTTGTAGATGATTTTCACAATATGGAACGTGAGTTAATTAAAATATTTAATAATACAGGAACATCAGTAACAAAAGAAAGTGAGTGGTATCAACTAGAAGAAACAAAAGCTTTAAATTTATTTAAAGAATCTATAAAAATAATACATACTAAAAATTTAAATAATATTTTAGGAGAATTAAAGGGGGTTATCAATGGGAAATAACTATTTACCAACAGAATATCAGACGTTTATTCATGCATCTAGATATGCACGTTGGTTACCAGATGAAATTAGAAGAGAAACATGGATAGAAACAGTAACTAGATTTACTAATTTTTCACAAATACATTTAAAGAAAAATTTAGGTATAGAAATAGATAGTGAAATTTGGAGAAGAATAGAAGATAATATTATAGGGTTATCTGTTATGCCTTCTATGAGAGCATTAATGACAGCAGGTGCTGCATTAGAAAGAGAGAACATAGCAGGATATAATTGTTCATATATTCCTATTGATAATCCAAAAGCTTTTGATGAAGTATTATATATTCTTATGAATGGTACAGGTGTAGGTTTTTCTGTTGAAAGACAATACATAGATAAGTTACCTACTATACCAGATAGAGAGTTTGAGAAAACAGATGATGTTGTTTCTGTTAATGATTCAAAAGAAGGTTGGGCAAGAGCATTTAAAGATTTAGTATCTTATTTATATACTTGTAGAATACCTAAAATAAATATAAGTAAAGTTAGACTTGCAGGTGCTAGATTAAAAACATTTGGTGGTAGAGCAAGTGGTCCTCAACCTTTAGTAAATCTATTTGATTTTACTATTGATAAATTTAAAAATGCTAAAGGTAGAAAATTATCTTCTATGGAGTGTCACGATATTGTGTGTAAGACTGGTGAGGTTGTGGTTGTAGGTGGTGTACGTAGGTCAGCTCTTATATCTCTGTCTAACTTATCAGACCAGAGATTAAGAGTTGCCAAGTCTGGTGCATGGTGGGAAACAAATCCAGAAAGAGCATTAGCTAACAACTCAGTAGCATATACAGAGAAACCTGATGCAGGTATTTTTATGAAAGAATGGTTAGCATTATATGAAAGTAAGTCTGGAGAACGTGGTATCTTTAATAGAAAGTCTGCACAAGAAAAAGCTAGAGAGAATGGTAGACGTAATGGTGATTGGGACTTTGGCACTAATCCTTGTAGTGAAATTATATTAAGACCTAATCAGTTTTGTAATCTTACAGAAGTAGTTGTAAGACCAGATGATACAGAAGATATGCTACATAGTAAAATAGAAGTAGCTACTATACTAGGTACAATACAAGCAACACTAACAGACTTTGGTTATCTTAGAAAAAGATGGCAAACAAATACAGAAGAAGAAAGATTACTTGGTGTATCTCTTACAGGTATTATGGATAATGGTATACTATCTAGAATGAGAACTGCTTTACCAGATATATTAGGTAAGATGAGACATAAAGCTGTAATGGTAAATGCAGAGTGGTCAAAGAAGTTAGGTATACCACAGTCAACAGCTATCACATGTGTTAAACCTTCTGGCACAGTTAGTCAATTAGTTAACTCTGCTAGTGGTATTCATGCTAGACATAATCCTTATTATATTAGAACAGTAAGAGGAGATAAGAAAGACCCTTTAACACAGTTTATGGCAGACCAAGGCATACCTTGTGAAGATGATGTTATGCAACCTAATAACTCTGTGTTTTCTTTTCCTATGAAAGCAGACCCTGGTGCTATATATAGATATACTATGACTGCTATTGAACAGTTAGAGATATGGAAGTGTTATGCACAACATTGGTGTGAACATAAACCATCAGTAACTATATCTGTTAAGGAAC